CGATAGGCCGAGCGCAGCAACGCCTTCGTGTCGAATTCGAGATATTCGTCGGGCACGCCGCGCAGATTGAACAGCAACCCGAAGGCTTCCTCGATGTGATTGATGGTGAAGCCAAACCCGGTGGCGATCCACGACTGCATCAGTAATTCGGTGCTCGCGTAGGTCGTCCCGCCGATGCCGAGGATCTGGAGCGGTATGCGCAGCGCCAGCGCAATGTCCTGCTCGTTCATCTTCATGACTTCGGCCAATTGCGCGTCGACCGCCGTCGTCTGGATCGGTTGCGCCTTTAAGCCGTGGGTCGCGAACATGGTGTTGCCGGCATTTTCGCCGGTCGAGCGCTCGATCCATTTCAGCCGGATCGCCTCGATCTCCTCCATTTTTAGGGCGGCGTCGGTTTGCAGAATGAAACTGGGCCGAGACTGGTTCAGATAGAACGCGAGCTGCTGCGCTCTGGCCGCGCCCGACATCGCCAGATCCAGCGCCGCCGCCAAGATCGGCGTCACCCCGCGCAACGGATGGACCGGGGTGTGCAGCCGGACATGCAATACGTCGCGGGCCGGGATGGTGGCGGTCAGATCGAACCGGGCTTGCGCGATCTCGTTGCCGTAGAGCGAGTAAAAGATGCTGCCGTCGACCGCGACGTACCCAAGCCCGTGGCGCATGCGGTGCAATTCGGTGATCTCGCCGCGGTTGTTGCGCACCGCGAACGCGAAACTCTCGCCGCGCTCATAGAGATGGCGCGTCAGCCCCATCATGAAATCGCTGATGCTCTCGTAATCGTTCGGCCTACGCATGATCCGCGACAGCGCGCTGTTGGTCACGCGCTCGCGGCCGCCGTTCGGCAAACTGCGCCAGTGGTCGCCGGGACACATCGGCACCGTCTGCGCATAGGCGCTGACGCACGCTTCCAGCATCGCGCTCGGCCCGCCATAGGGTTGCAGGTTGGCGCCGGTTTGCCACCAGTTCCACGGGCTGCCGGCCGGCAACCAGCCGTTCGACAGCATGTAGGGGCCGGGCCGGTATTGCCCCTCGACCGCGCGCTTGCCCCACGGCAATAGCCGCAACAGCGAGAACGCCATCAGCGCGTCGTGTATCCAGGCTTGCCGGCTGCCGGCCGCACGTCGCGCGCCATCTTCTTCAGCCGCCGCTTGACCACTCGATTTCCGTCTGCCGAGAGGTGTTTCTCCAGCGGCAATTCCGGCTCGTCCTTCGGCTTGTCGGTCGCCTTCATTTGTCGCGCTCGCGGGGCACGCTGCGCTCGGCCCGCTCGGCCCGCGCCGACTGTGCGCCCGCCGCCGCAATCATGGTGGCATTGGACGGCGGCGCCTGGGTCGAGCCGAAGGCATTGCTCGCGGTGACCACGCAGCACACTTCGTGCCCGACACAAACCTCGTCGACCACATACGCGTCGCCGCTGCCGAGCACGTTCGTGGTGTCGGCCCGCCACTCGTAGGCATAGCTGGTCGGCTCGCCGGTCCAGTTGCCCATCGTGCAGGTTAGAGTTGAACCCACTGCCCCGGTCCCTTGGGCATGCGGGACATCGACTACGGCCGGCGGCAGATCGGTCGCCGCGGCGCCGTGCCCCTGTAGTTTCAGAGCGTCGGCCTCGGCCTGCGTCGGTGTCGGGTCAGCCATTTTCATTCCTCCCGTGAAACCGGCGGGGCCGAAGCCCCGCCACCATCCATCAAGGTGCTATGGCCCCCAATTGATGCCGGTGCCGATGAACTGCACCATTCCCGTGCGCCGCATCGCCCAACTGACGTTGGCGGTCATGCGAATGGCGATCTGCGCAGTTTGGAACATCGACTGCGTCGGCGTCGCCAGCACCCCGGAACCTTGCGCTCCCGTGGCAATCTGCAACGGGCTGGTGTCTTCCATGTGCAGGGTCGCCTCCTCACTCACCACGAACTCCGGCGCATCCGCAACGCTGACAAAATCGACCGCGTCGATCATGTACGCGCTGCCGGCGGCGATCGAGGTCGAGGCGATGACGGTAAACATCTCCTCGAACTGGGCCGCCCACCCGAACGGTGCGCCCGCCGGCCCCGGTGCGAACACCAGTTGTTGCCGCTGTGCCGGGTTCATCAGCAGCGCCAGCTTGCGGCCTGCGTTGGCGGCGTAGAACGGCGCCGTCAATTTGTTGAGATCGCCGAGGAACGCCGCATAGCCGCCGCCCGCCGTTGCGGTGAGCGTCGACACCCCGTTCGTGAGCCCCGCCGGCCGGGTCGTCGACACCGCGGCGCTGTCGAGCAACACGCCGTCGATGTTGATGCTGGTGTCGTTGACGATGCTGTCGCGGATCAGCGCCTCGATCGCCGGGTTCGAGTAGGCCGCGATCTCCCGGCTATAGACCGAGATCCCGCCGACCTTGTGTGGGTACAACGTAATGCTCGTCGTTCCCAATCTGCGAACCGGGATCGGTTGCGACTCGGCGACGAACGCGCCGCCGATCGATGGCGTGGCGGTTCTGCTCGGAATCTTGATGGCCCCGGCATTCGGCCCGAAGTTCAGCGCCGTGCCCATCGCCGATAGCTTCGGGAAGACGCTGTTCGGATACAGCAGATTTACGAACTCACCCTGCGCCAACTGCACTAGGTCAATCGCCCAGCCGCTGGCCGTGGTCGTTGCCCCCGCCACCGCGGCACGGGTTACGATCGCCGTGCCCTCGTCCTCCGGGTAATGCTGACGCAGCATCTCCTCGATCGGCTGCCGATGAACCGCGGCCCGCACCCGCGTCGCCAGATGGCCCAAATAGAGGTCCAGCGGGCTTCTCTGAGCGGTCGGCAACCCAAGCGGCCGGCGATTGACGTTAGGCGCGGTGATCGTCGTTGCCGCCACCTGTTGCGCCGGCCCGCGCGGTGCCATTGCCCGCTCGGCGTTCTCAAGGCTGCGCAGCTCGGCCTCGACGGCAACGATGTCGTCCGACATCGCGTCGCGCTGTACCGGGTCTTGCTCCTCTTGGTCGAGGTATTCGGTCAAGGCGTCTCTGGCAGCGTTTAATCGTGTTTGCGTGTCCTGAATCTTCTTGCTGATGCTCATTGGAATGTCCGCCCGCGATAGGCGTTTCGTCACGGCGTGCTCGCCGGGTTTGACCATGCGCCCTTGCCCGATTGCGGCATGCTCGCCGAAGACGAGGGTCATGGTGTCGTCGCTGATGTTCAGCGATTTCGCAATTTGTAGCGCCGCCGGGTTGGCCGGGACGCTGACGATGCTGGTTTCCAGTAATTCCTGTCGGGTGTAGCGGGTGCCGCCGCCGGGCCGCTTCGGGTCCAGCGGCTCACTCTCGATGCCTAGAAAGCCGACGCTGGTCGCCTTCAGAATGCCCTGCTCGACCAGGCTCAATATCTCGTCGGTGCGCCGGCTGGTGCCCTTCGCCGCCGGCTCGAAATCGGCCATGAGCCGCTCGTCGTCCACCCGAATGTTCTTCCACTTGCCGATTGGTTGCATTGCGCTGTGGTTGAACAACGCGATCGGGTTCTGCCGGAACTGATCCAGCATCCACCCAGCCGGCTCGATCACGTCGCCGTAGCGGTCCACGGTGGCATCGCTCAGCACATAGCCGAGGCTTCCGTCCACCTTGCCGGCGGCGGTTTTACGAACAACTGCCATGATGTTTTCCTAGAGGCTCAGGCGACCATCGCCATGACGTCGAGCGGCTCCTCGGCATTCGCCGACGCGCCCCGCGCCATCGTCAGCGCCACCATCCCGTCGATCCGCCCGGCACTGCGCGCCTTGTCCAGCTTGCGATTCCCCGCCGGGTCGGTTTGCACCCGAGCATTCGCCGCGCACGAGGTCAGCACCGGGTGATTGCCGTGCGCCAGCTTGCCGTTGAGCAGATCGCTTTCCAGCTCGCGCAGCGCCGGGCTCATGCTCTGCATGCCCTGCCCGAACTCGACGAATTTCGTATCCAGATCGCTGTCGCTGAAGCCGGCCTTCACTAGCCACGGGCGCAAATGCCGCCATCCCCACCTGTCGAACGCCAGCTTGCGAATGTCATAGCGTTGGAAGGCATCCCGCAGGTAATCCGCGACATACTCGTATTCCACCGAATTGCCCGGCGCTGCCTCCAGCCACCCCTCGCGGTGCCACTGGTCATACGGCACCCGGTCGGCCCGCGCCTTGGTTGCCAAGCCATCACCCGGCAGCCAGAACGTCGGATGCACCTGCCAGACGCCATCCACCTCGCCGATCAGCACCAACGCGGTGAGGTCCGAGACCGCCGACAAATCCAGCCCGCCATAAACCGCCACGCCGTCGATCGGCTGCACCTCGCCGCCGCACGATGCCCACACAGTCACACTCACAAACGGGTTGTTGGCTTCCACGCGCTGGTTCAGCACCAGATTGCGAAATTCCGCCTCCCGGCTCGGCATCCGCCGCGCGTCCTCGGCCATCGCCAGCACTTCGGTCGCATTCAAAAAATCGCCAAACGCGGGGTTGGCCGCCCGTATCGCCTCCTCGCCAAACGGGTCGAGCTTCTCGTCGGCGGTGTAGAGCCGCACCACCACGCGCGGATCGTGCCCCGCCAGCGCATCGTCGATCAACACCGACAGTAGATCCGCATCGGTTGCCGCCTGCGTGCTGATGACGATCGATAGCGGCGCATCGGCGGCGCCCGTGCTGGTTTCGAGCGCCTCATACAGCGGGCTGCGCGGGCCGCGCACTTGTGCTAGTTCGTCGTGTATCAGCAAGCGAGGATTCAAGCCAAATGCCGTCTTAGCTTCGGCCGACAATGCTTTGTAGAACGTCCCCAACATCGGATACGCGAGTTCCTTCACCGTCTGCCGGATCTGGATGTGATCGTACAATTCCGGTGACGCCCGAATGCATTTTACCGCAAGGTCAAACAATATCCCCGCTTGCCCCTGCGATTGCGCCGCCGAATACATCTGGCTGTTTGCTTTCGCTTCCGGCCCGCACAAATGCAGCAGCATCAGGAACGCCGATAGGGCGGTTTTCCCGTTCTTCCGCCCGAAGGAAAGAATTGCCCGCCTTGTACCATGCGGGTTGTCGTAAATCGCCGTTATCGCCTCACGCTGCCACGGTCTGAGTACAACGCGCTCCCCCACCATATCCGCGTGCCCGCTCGGTACTCGGCAGCACTCCTCGATCCAGGCGATGTTGCGCTCAGCCCGTGTGCGCAAAGCGGGCGTGCGGAGCGTTGATGACGCTGCCCTGCTTCTGCTTGTTGCCATTGTGGTTGATCAACGTTTGAGGCGTCAGGCGCAGCGATGCCGATAGCCTGCGGATAGCATCACTCTCGGCGCGCTGGTGGGTCAGCAGGTTCAGTAGTGTGGCGTTGTTGCCTGTGGTCTCGATCATGGTGGCAATACGATCGGCCACCACCACATGCCGGCATAGCTGTGCCATCGTCGGCACCGCACCCACATCGAACCAATCGGCAGGGTGACCATTGACGATCGCTACCCATACCGCAATCTCAGGCAACCCCAGGCTATCGGGTGGCTCAATGCGCTTCACTCGATCGAGTTGTTTCGGCACCACCGATAGCGCAGACATCGGCTTGCGGCCGTTCTGTCTCATCGGGGGGGGAGACTCCAAATCATCGATGGGTGCCCGAGTAAC